CAGTATAGCATGAAATTGGCTTACCGGTAGTCCTTACAAAAACTTCTTCTGCACCGATGAGGGACTGCTCACAAGCGTGATGCTTACCATAGCGATGGGTATACTCGGCACACAAGGCATGACCGTGTGCGATGAGCCACGCTAGGTTTTCATCGCATAAAGAAGCCCATACAGTACAGGGGTGGTTACGAAAACCTCCCGTTGTCTTGTATGGGGTTCCATCTGCTTTGAAGACTTGACCACAGTCACGGTACCAATGAGAATAAATCACTGAAACCATTTGACAGCATTCAAGCGGCATTTTTACAATGTGCTTGTCTGGGAGCACTAGGGCACTTCCCCTAGGATCCTGTTCTGTGCAGAAGATGTTCATATGGGTTGCTTTCGCTTCCCATATCATAGCACCTTATTAGGTAATGGACACGATCTGACCATTAACAATTTCGAAAGTTCTGCCGTCAATGACCTCTGTTGACGTAAGACCAGTTTCTTCTGGGACAGCATACAACGTATAGTTGTAGTTCTTGCCTTCATATCTTACACCAAAACCAGCGGTAGAGAATTCATACTCACCATCAGCCGCACCAGTTGAGGATGATAGGTATGTGGAATAGATGAACTCATCAGCTTCCTGTGGACCTGCGGTATTCAATGCGTCGAGAGTCAATTCTCTACGGGGTACACCAGGATATACATCAACAGGATCTACACCGAAGTACAATAGTACAGGTGTTCCTGGTACGTGGACCTCAGCAGTTCTCGTATATGTAACTCTTGAACGGTACCAAGTCTCTTCATTACCCAAAGCTGCCTTTGGTGCTGTGTAAAGTTGGATGTATGGATATTCTGAGTTTGCGGACCAAGGAGTGAATAGGTAATAACCACTCTCAATGCTTCCCAATCTACCAACTACCTGACCTTCAGCATTGGGCTTAGGTGTCCAGAAGTTCCATCTGATGTAGCTTCCTGATGTAGTTCTGTGATACCAACCACCTGAGTTTGGATTAGGATTGATAGCACCGGGAGTAGCGTCAGTGTATACGCGACGGTCAGTATTGACGATTAGTCTAGAGTTACTAGCGTCAGCAGAAGCAATTTCTTGTACTTCACTTGTCTTTGCTAGGTCTTCACCATCAACGGAAAGTGTACTAGAAGCAGCGGAGACGGCAGTACCACCAAGATATAGTGTATTTCCTGTTGCGTAGATGTCTCTCCACTGATTTGTTGGAGAACCTAGGTCAAGTGTCCCGTCGCTGTCTGGGATTAGACTCTGTTGGATAGGTCCACTGACGGTAGTTACGCCAGCAACAGCAACTCCACCAGGAGTTGTGCCGTCAGAGACTCGTAATGATGCTGTATTTGGATCATAAAATAGATCACCTTCGTTACCGATAAAAGCACCGGCATCTGAATCTCCAAGCTTTTCTACGAAAGCTCGGAAAGTTGTATTTGGAATAGTCATATCTGTATTATTCTTACAAAGAATTATATTATCTTCACACTGTTATTTAGACAAATGTGTCACCTAAGATTGAAACAAATACTAGTATGAGACTGAATAAAATAAAGTATCCTAGTATTACTAAAAATCCAATCATTCGACGTGTACCGTGCCGATCATACCAGCACCCTTATGGGGTGCGCACCAGAAAGTGTAGTCTCCTGCTTCGGTAAATGTAACATCAAACTCTTCTCCGGGCATCATTGCTAGAGCTTCGTGAGATAGTTCTGGATGATCTTCTACAACAACGTTATGTGGGGGGAGCATATTGTTTACGAAATGAACAGACTCACCTGCGGAGATGGTGATTTCTGCTGGTTCAAATACTAGGTTTCCACCTGAACCCATTTGAACATCAACTGCCCAAGCTGGAGCAGCAAGAAATAGTGTAGCAATAAATGCGATGATGAACTTCATTATATTCTTTATTCTGCATTATATAGACATAAAAAAAGACCCCCTGTTAGGAGTCTTAACATTATGGGTCCTAATCCACAAAAAGCATCTGGGGCTTTCCGGTCCCCAGATTCCGTAAACCGTTCCTCGGAGTATACAAGGAAAGCCAGGAAGCCGTGTTGCTTCCCTGACTCTGTTAGTATAACAGGTTACAGACACAAACGCGAGAGTATATATACTCAATGTTTGGGGCGTTCCCCATCTTCATACTCAGAGAACGCAAGGTTCAGAATGTAGTAGATATAGTAGCTTGCCCCAAGACAGGCTAGGATAACCATAAAGATGACGCTCCATACGGGATCACTAAAGTTTTCGTGGGTTCTTAGAATTAGATTCATCAGTTGCGAATGGTGGGGAAACAGTCAGTTACTTCTACAATATTAGTTGCGTTAGGCAAATGATGGATACCTTTTGTTGCCTCTTCTAATGTATATGCGTAAATTGTGCGAAAGGATTTAGCTCCCTCTGGTCTGGGGTGGCACTTGAATACTACAGTGTATTCTGTAAGTCCTGGTGTTGAAATATAAGTCATAATATATCTTACTCTATAGTATATAGCATAAAAAAGCCCCCCTTTCGGGAGGCTCTATTGAATCAGCCGAAGCTGGAATCAGGTTCCATTGCAACGAAGTACTCGACACTGTTCTTAGTACCAGTGAACTTAGCTAGGAGCTTCTGGGATAATACAACATCGTAGTTACCGGCAAGGATCTTGTTTGTGTTCTCAACCTTGAAGTTGAAGCAGAAGTCAACGTCAGTCTCACCAACATCAACAGAGAAGATGTTGGAAGAGTCGTTCTTCTTGTCGCGAACAACCAAGCTAATAGTACCTTCCTCACCCACAACAGACAAGTCAGGTAGCTTGTATACACCAGCAGCCTTCACAAGCTGTAGAAGCTGTGAATGGTCTAGCTGGAAGCTCACGTCACTAGAGGGGAGCTGGAGCTGCTTCTCAGGGGGAGCTACGATGACCTCTGGGTCAGCGAAGTGATAGTTTACACGTCGGCGACCTTCGCGGATAACAACAAAGGTGTCGTTAGAGAAGTCAAGTGTATAGTCATCATGAAGAGAGAGTCCGTTTAGGAACTCGTTCAAGTCATAGATGGCGAAGGTGCGGGGGAATGTCTCCTCAACAGTTGCCTCAGCTAGGATATTTTTCATCACAGAGATGGTTCTTAGGGTGTTACCCTCACCAACGATGATGCTTTGGTTGATAGAACTAAAGTTCTTGAGTACTGCGATTGTGGAGTCAGATAGTCTCATAATAATAATTGACGTGTAAAAAGGTTTGGGGGAATCTCACCCCCAGATTATAGCACAGTTATCTACCGGTTGGGCAGAAAGTTTCTGTTGCATCTTCTGAGTAGGGGAGTTCTGCAAAATGATATAGGAGGAAGGCGTAGTGAATAACCTTTAGGAGATCCTTAGGATTCTTACCATCCTTCTTTCCAAAGCGTGAGAGGTACTTGATTGCGTTAGAGCGACAGAATGCCTCAGCATCGCCGATGGAGTCAATGAGATCTAAAGTTTGTACCTTAGACTCTTCCCCAACGTAGTGACCCTTATATGTTGATGATAGGTACTGCTCAACTTCACGAAGGATTTTGCCTTCGCTATATTTCCAAAAGGTAACATCTTTTGGAGATGCAATTGTATCATCAGTAATAACAACTTCACTCTCTGGCTCTACGTAATCGCCGAAAGTAATAATATCTTCACCACAAGGTGCTGGAACGCATTGTGCAGCACCAAATGTAATTGTATCGTCATATGATGTAAAGTCAACAGCGCCCGTGACGCTGTCGCTCTCACCACTGTAAAGCTCATCAAATAGCATTGCCCAAGAGTTAGTCATTTATTACCTCAGTATTATACCACAGTTTCGTTGTATTGCACGTTGTCTGTGCCTTCACCGTACTCAAACTCAACATCACCATCAACAGCGGCGTAGAGGTCCATAAAGGACTGACGGGTCTCATCATCAAAGCGATTGAGGCAGACATTGACTGCCTTTGCCTTGTCTCCAAAGATGCTGTAAGCACGGATGATATGGACTAGACGACGGGTAGAGATAACTTCGTCAACACCACCATCATAGAAGGTCTTGCGGATGATATCACCCCAGTCAGCAAGACGCTTACAGAATGTGGCGTCATCAATACCCAAGGTCTTGGCGTATCCTTTGAGCATTTTAGTTTCAGTGGATGCTGGAGGATATGCTTGCTCAAATGTGATGGGGAAGCGCTCAAGGAAGGCTTCGTTCAGAACGTTGGTGCCGATAAAACGACCGTCATCTGATCCCTTACCCTTTGTATTCGCAGTCGCGATAACATTGAATCCCTCTCTTGGGCTAATGTACTGTCCAATCTTCTTAAGGAAAATCCCCTTGCCCTCAAGTATGCTCTGCAAACATAGGATTTTGTTGGATGCCAGGTCAATCTCGTCAAGCAAGAGGATTGCACCTCGTTGGAGTGCCTCAATAACGGGACCATTATGCCAAACAGTAGCACCATCAACAAGACGGAAACCGCCGATAAGATCGTCTTCATCAGTTTCAATAGTAATATTTACACGGATAAGCTCGCGTCCAAGCTGAGCACAGGCTTGCTCTACACTAAAGGTCTTACCGTTACCAGAGAGACCAGTAATAAAAGCAGGATAGAACAAACCAGACTTGATTACTTGCTTTACATCGGCGAAGTTGCCGAAAGGAACGAAAGTTGCGTCCTTAGCAGGGACTAGGTTCTGCTCAACCATAGGAGTAGCCTTTACAGCAGCAGGAGCTTCTACTGCGTGTTCTAGAGACTCCTTTACAGTGCCGAGATCAAGATTCCACTTACCGCGACCAGACTTGAATTCTTCAAGACGGCGTGTGACGGTTTGATATGAAAGACCTTTCTGAGCACAGAAAGCACGAACGTCGGCTGCTGTAAGCTCAGCACGATATGCAGCACGTAGAGAATCCAGGATCTGTTCGGTAGTCATAGCAAGTTTGCGAGGCATCTGTGTTTGTTCTGTATGTGAATATTATAGAGCATAAAAAAGCCCCTGTGCGGGGCAGTGGTCAGTTAGTGGATAGACCATTCAGTAGGTGGATTGCTTCTGAGAACCGGTCAACGTAATGAATATACTCCATTTCTTTATTGGAAAGGAATCCATTCTCAACCATCTCTTCTTCCAACCAGTCTTTGAGAGTTCTCCACATCCTACCAACACAAATGATAGGTTTTTGTTCTATATGCTCTACCTGTACTAACTGATAGATCATAGCCATCTCTAAGAGAGTGCCTATACCACCAGGAGTAACGATAAAGGCATCACAGTGGGAGAATGTCTCTAGTCTAGTATAGAAGTCAGCGTGCTTAGTGTAGTCATATACGTACTGGTTGACTGCTTCCTCAAAGGGGAGGTAGATAGCTTCTGCCTCTGATCGGGTCATATCAACAGACGCTGCTCCCTTATTAGCAGCTTCCATAGTACCAGGACCGCCACCAGTAACCACAGTCCATCCAGCAACAGCACATCGCTTACCGAGCCGCTCTACTGCGGCATATAGTTCAGTATTTGGGTCAGTCCTAGATGAACCGAAGATTGCTACTTTTTTCATTCTGGTTTAGATTGATATAGTAATACTAATGTGTGTATTATACCACATTATGCGATCAATGAGATGAAGTCACCCAAGATCTTTTTGTTGTTCTTCTTGCCCTTGAGTGATTTGGCGAAGGCAGTCTTGATTTTTGCCTTGGAGGCATCCTCAGCGACGTCAAACTCAGAGCTTTCTTGAATAGCAGTAGAGGATACAATGTAGTACTTGTTATAACCTTGATTGGTAATAGCAATACTCTTTTCCTTGCGCCACAAAGCGAGTTTCTTCTCATCATACTCAACAGCTTGACGAACAAACCAACCACCACGTGATTCAAGAATACGGAATCCGGTGAATGTGCTCTCTGGGAACTCAACTCGTAGATCATCTAAAATGACCTTTGTTAGACTGGAGTATTTGATAGAAGATACTGTACCAGTCTTACGGTTGCGAAGGAATGAGTTGTTTGTATAGAGACGTCCTGCGATCATTTTACTCTTACCAGTGTAGTCAGTGGTCTCTTTTGTTACGCGACAAGGAGCTGCCTCACCGTCAGTAAGAACCATAACGTGAGCTTTCTCAACGTTGTTACGTGTCTTGAACTCAGGGAGAACAGCACGGAGACTGATTAGTGCCTCGTTTAGTGGAGTGCCCGAAAGTCCAACTCTGGCGGGAACAATATCCATAGAGCGGGAGCTATAGGAACTAGCAATGGTAAACATAGTCTCCATTTGGCGATTGAGTTCCTTGCGGTTGACTGTACTAGTAAGGATATTCATAAGACTGAACTCATCACCAACATACATCTGACCAGCACATTCAATTGGAGTTTGATTGTATAGACTATCACCACGATTCCACTCATTAGTGAAGGCATAAACATCAAATGGGATGTTTACTTTATCGCAGAACATAACCAAAGAGAGGAGCTGCTTCATAGTATCCTCAAGGATATCACACATAGAACCGGACCAGTCAAGGACGAATACTAGACCGTGGTTCTTGCCCTCAGGAATATTTGT